CGAGGCTGGCGCGCAGCCGAGTGCGATCAAGGGACTCATCGTCTCGGATCATCAGTCGGCGTCCGTCTCCGCCGCAACGCTCGCGAAGGCCGCTCCGTTCGTCGCGAGCCCGAGCGATGCCGCGAGCGTCATGCAGACGCTCTCGGACAACATCGCGCGCGAGGCCGCCGCGGCCGACCGCATCGACACGGGCACCTCGCCGCCACCGAAGACGGGCATCGTCGAGAAGGCGATGGACATCCTCTCGCCGCTCGGCTTTGAGGTGGTCGCCGAGACGGCCTCGCCCGCCGCGCTCGATGACGAGATCGAGGTGCTCGCCGACGAACTGGTCGCGCTGAACGACGCGCTCGGCGAGAAGAAGACCACGGTGAAGGCGATCCGCGCGTGGGCGCAGAAGACCTACCCGAACGACCTCGCGGCACAGGCCGCAGAACTCAAGAAGCGGGTCGAGGACAAGCGCGCGAAGGTCGCGTCGCTGTCGGCGACCGCATGAACCCGAAAGGAGCCAAACACAATGGCATTCGACTGGACCAAGAGCGTGAGCGCCCCGCAACTCGAGCCGGGCGACCACAAGTGCACGATCACGGATGTGAAGCGCAGCGGCAAGAACGGCATGTTCGAGGCGAACGACGGCTCGCCGAAGCTGATGGTGGTCTACCAAGACCACCGCGGCGCGCAGATCGCGCAGTTCTTCACGCTGAACGAGAAGTCGGCGTGGGTGCTCGCGAAGCTGCTGGGCGCGGTCGAGCCCGCGATCGACCTCGCCGCGATCACCGCGAAGGGCATAACGCCCGCGCACTTCGCCGACCTCGACTTCGCGCGCAAGAACCTCGTCGAGAAGCAGCGCACCGTGTTTGTCCGCGTGAAGAACGCCGACCGCGTGGACAAGAACGGGAACCCCGTGCTTGAGGCGGAGCCGATCCAAGCGGCCTTCGCCCGCGTGAACACGCCGCCGAGCGCGCCCGCACCTGCGGCGGCTCCGACCGCTGCCGCGCGACCGCCAGCGTCTCGTCCGATCGACGAGGACGAGGTTCCGTTCTGACATTCCACTCGGCCTCGGTGCGTCGGAAACGGCGCATTGAGGCTTCCCATCGGCCTCGGTGCGCTGCACCCGGTGCATCGAGGCTTTCGACAGCGAGGCAAACACCATGACCACCAAGACCCCGACCGCAGGACGCCCCCGCAAGGTGATGCTCGATAGCATCGAGTACGAGCCTCAGAATCAGGCGCGCGTTCAACTGAACAACGACACCGTCGCCGAGTACGCCGACGCGATGGGGCGGAAGGAGAAGCTCCCGCCGATCGTGTGCTACCACGACGGCTCGACCTACTGGCTCGCGGACGGCTTCCACCGCTACCACGCGGCACGGAAGCGCGGCGAGAAGTGGATCGACGCGCAGGTCATCAAGGGCTCGCGCGACGATGCCAGGTGGCACGCGGCGGGCGCGAACACCCAGCACGGGCTCAATCGCACGACCGCCGACAAGCAGAAGGCGGTGCGCCTCGCGCTTGAGCTGCGGCCGACGCTGAGCGACCGCAAGATTGCGGAGCACTGCGGGGTCGACCACAAGACCGTGGCTATCCAGCGCGCCAAGTCATCTGGGGAAATTCCCCAGATGGACTCGCCACGCACCGCCGTCCGCAACGGCGTCGAGTACCCGATCCGCACGGCGGGCATCAACGAAGGCCGCCGCGCCCAAGCCACGGAGAGCCCCGTGGAGCCGTCCGACCCGTGGGAGGACTCGGAGGGGGAGGACGAACCTGCGGCGGCTCCCGTGAAGGCGGCGGCGGCGGCGAAGCCCGCGCGCGTCGACGGCAAGGGGCGCGTGATTCCCGAGAACATCGCCGAGGCGTTCCTCGACCAGCGCGCCGATGTGAACGAGTGGCTCGCCGACTTCCGCGCGATTTCGGAGCGACTCCTCGGGCAGCGGACGAAGAGCGGCTACGCGTCGCTCGCGTGGCCCGAGATCGAGGCGGCGCTCCTGCGGGTCGCGAACGCCGTCCGCGCCGAGGCGCTGCCGTACGCCGTGTGCCCGTACTGCTCGGGCGACGGGTGCGACGCTTGCAAGGGCAACGGATGGCTGCCGCGCGCCGGGTGGCAGTGCGTCGCGCCCGAACTGGCGGGGAAGGACTGACCGATGCGCCTCCGCCCCTACCAAGCCGAGGCCATCGCGCGCATCGACGAGGCGTTCGCCTCGCACGACTCCGCGCTCGTCGTGCTCCCCACGGGTTGCGGGAAGACGATCGTGTTCGCGACCGCGATCGACAGGCTCGGCGGCCGCGGCCGCGCGCTCGTCATCGCGCACCGCGAGGAACTGATCGCGCAGGCCGCGCAGAAGATCCACGCCGTCACGGGCGTCTCGCCGCAGATCGAGATGGCCGTGCACTGGGCCACGCCCGAGTGGCTCGACTGGGACCACGCGCCGACCCGCGTGATCGTGTCGAGCGTGCAGACCCTCTCGACGGGCCGCATGAAGCGGTTCGCGAGCGGCTTCGACCTCCTCGTCATCGACGAGGCGCACCATGCGCCGGCCGAGTCCTACCGCCGCATCATCGAGCACTTCCGCGCGATCAACCCCGAGATGCGGGTGCTCGGCGTGACCGCGACGCCCGACCGCGCCGACGAGCTCGCGCTCGGCTCCGTGTTCGAGACGGTCGCCCACTCCTACGACATCGCGGACGCCGTCACCGACGGCTGGCTGACGCCGATCAGGCAGACGAGCGTGAATGTCGCGGGCCTCGACTACTCGTCGGTCCGCACCACGGCGGGCGACCTCAACGGCGCCGACCTGTCCAAGATCCTCAACGAGGAGAAGACCCTCCACCAGATCGCGCACCCGACGATCGAGGTCGCGCGCGGCCGACGCGCCATCGTGTTCTGCGCGAGCGTCGAACAGGCCACGCGGATCGGCGAGATCATCAACCGATGGAAGGGCGGCTCCGCTGCGATGGTCAGCGGCGAGACGCCGAAGCTCGAGCGTCAGGCGATCCTCTCGCGATTCGCCCGCGGCCAGACGCAGTTCCTCTGCAACTGCGGCGTGCTCACCGAGGGATTCGACGACCCTGGCGTCGAGGTGGTCGTTCTCGCGAGGCCGACCAAGTCTCGCGCGCTCTTCGCGCAGATGGTCGGACGCGGAACCCGCCCGCTGCCGGGCATCGTGGACGGCCCCGAGACGGCCGCGGACCGCGTCGCGGCGATCGCGGCGAGCGCGAAGCCATGCTGCGAGGTCATCGACTTTGTCGGCAACACGGGCCGCCACCGCCTGATCTCGGTCTCCGACATCCTTGGCGGCAACGACCCCGAGCCCGTGCGCGACCTCGCGGCCGAGATCGCCCGCAAGGCGGGACGCGGCGCCGATGTCGAGTCCGCCCTCGCCGAGGCGCGCGCGCGCATCGAGGAGGAGCGCCGACGCGCCGAGGAGGAGGCCGAGCGCCGCGCCGCGGCGAAGAAGCTCCGCGACGAGCAGATCGCCCGCGAGGCCGCGCGCCGCGCGAACCTCCGCGCACGCGCCGACTACCGCACCAGCACCGTCGATCCGTTCGAGGTGCTCGGCGTCAGGCGCGACCCCGCCGCGCTCGCCAAGTGGACGGGCTCGGGCCGCCCGATCAGCGACAAGCAAGCGCAGATGCTCGCGCGCTCTGGCATCGACCCGCGCTCGCTCAACGGCGACGAGGCGCGGCGGCTCTGTCAGGAGATCATCGCCCGCTTCAAGACGGGCAAGTGCACATTCAAGCAGGCCGCGATCCTGCGCAAGAACGGGCTCGACCCGAACATGAGCAAGGCCGACGCCACGAAGGCGCTCGACGCGATCTTCAAGAAGACCTACACCGCGCCGGCCGAGCCGCGCCAGTACCCCGTCTCCACGGAGGTGTTCTGATGTCGTTCAACTGGGAACAGGCGGCCAAGCCCGCGCCCGACGCCGACGAGGTGCGATCGCTCGCGAGCATCGTCGAGGTGGTCGGCTCGCGCGTCGCGCTCCGACGCAAGGGCCGCGAGCTCGTCGCGCTCTGCCCGTTCCACGAGGACAGCACGCCGTCGATGGCGGTCATCACGCACAAGGGGCGCGGCTTCTACAAGTGCCACGCCTGCGGCGCTGGCGGCGACGCGATCAGGTTCGTGATGGACTTCGACGGCGTCGACTTCGCGGAGGCCGTCCGCCGCATCGCCGAGGGATTTGCGCTGCCGTCCGTGCCGATGAAGCGCCCGTCGAAGGCGCCGAAGATCGAGGAGCACCGCTACCGCGAGGACTGCGGCGAGGTCATCGACGCGTGGCGCATGCACACGACGCTCCAGCGCGTCGTGGACGCGGCCCACACGCTCGGCGTCACCGAGTCCGCGCTCACGGCGTACGGCTTCGCGTGGTGCCCGGCGGGCGACGGCTCGTGGGCGTTCCCGATGCACGACGGCGAGGGCCGCGTGTGCGGCATCCGACTCCGCGAGCCCGTCGATGAAGGCGCGGCGAAGTGGGCGCTCAAGGGAAGCCGCGCGGGGCTGTTCCTGCCCGCAGGCGTGCGCCGAACCTCGCTCGACCGCGTGTTCGTGGTCGAGGGGCCGACCGACGCGGCCGCGCTCGAATGGGTCTACCGCGACTACCCCGTCGCCGTCATCGGCCGCGCGTCGTGCACGGGGCAGCACCAGCTCGTCGTGCAGGCGGTGCGGCTCCTCGCCGCGCGCGAGCCCGAGGTGGTCGTGATCGCCGACGCGGACGGTCCCGGCGTCGAGGGCGCGAACGCGCTCGCCGACGATCTCGTCGCGGAGTTCGCGCGCGTCAAGGTCGCCGTGCCGCAGCGCGGTCTCGGCGAGGGTCTCGGATGCAAGGACATCCGCCAGTTCGTCAGGCAGAACGACGAGGAGACGGCGTTCCGACTCATCGAGTTGAAGGTGTCGGCGCGCATGTGGCATCGCAGGAGGAGCATCAAGTGAGCAGCTGGATACCGATTTCATCAACGATCGCGAACCGAACGGAGGTGCGCGTACTCGCGCGAACCCTCGGCATCGCGGACGCGCACGCCGTGGGGCTGTGCGTGATCTTCTGGTCGTGGGTCGACGCCGAGAGCGCGGACGGGTCGCTCCCGCGCGTGGTCGCGGGCGACATCGACGCGGTGGTCAAGCACCCGGGCTTCGCCGACGCGCTTGAGAGCGCGGGCTGGCTCCTGCTCGACGATGGCGGCGCGATCGTCCCGAAGTTCGACCGCTGGATGGGTCAGAGCGCGAAGCGCAGGGCACAGGATCAACGGCGCAAGCGCGCCGAACGCGAAAGGGGCAAGGCCAATGTCTGAACGGGTGAAACTGCTTGAAGAGACGGCGCGCATCGTGCGCGAGCGCGGCGAGTCGTACGGCTCTCCCGAGGCGCACTTCGCGCGCACGGCGGGCGCGATCAGCGCGATCTTCGCGCACAAGCTCCGCGCGCCGATCACGGCCGCGGATTGGGCGATGTTCATGGTGATCGACAAGCTCGCGCGGGAGCAGCACGCTCCGAAGCGCGACAACGCGGTCGATGTGGCGGGCTACGGCGCGTGCCTCGGAGAGATCCGCGCCGCCGAGAAGCGCCGCGAACTCGAGGGCTGGGCGCGCGCCGAGATCGAGCGCAGAAAGGTGGACGAAAAGGCATGAGCACGCTCATCGCACACATGCGGGCGGCGGCCACGCTCGACGAGGCCGCGCGGCTGATCGCGGACTACCTGCGGTCGATGGCCGAGGACATCTCGAAGTGCGCGCCGAGCAAGCGCAACCGGACGCTTCACCGCTGGGCGGCGAAGTTGGAGGACGCGGTCGAGAGCGCGAACGAGGAACGGATGGACACCGAACTTGTGGAGGTACCCATGCTGGTTGGAGTCTTGAGGATGGCCGACGATCTACGGAAGCTCGCGGCGGAACGGAACTGCGAGAAGTCGGTCGCCGACTCGACGGAGTGGCAGGCGGCGAAGCGGCTTGAGGAGTACGAGGCCGAGCGGCGGTGGCTCATCAACGAGAACACGAGGCTGCGCACGCTGAACGCGTCGCATTTGGCGCGGGTCGCCCGTGCGGAGGAGACGCCATGAGGGTCGAGATCCACTGCGACAACGCGCCCGAGGTGTTCAGCCGGACGCACAGCGAGATGGACACGCGCTACCGCACCGTAATCCGCTACGAGCAGCCCGACTGCTTCGCGGAGGTGTGCGTCGAGTACATGGACACGGAGGGAGAGTGGAGGACGGTCACGACCGCGCCGCTCGGCCCGCAGGAACTCCGCACGGCGCTGCGCGCGGTCGACGAGAACTCGCTCGACGCGATGCTGCGGGGCCTTGATGGAAAGGAAAACGCACGATGATTTCTGACCTGACCGAGAAGACGGAACCACCGCCGCCGCTGACCCAGCGCGAGATGGCGCAGTTCGTGACGCTGTCCACGATGCCGACGCTTGAGCGCGGGTTGGAGCGGCTGCGGTGGCTGGAGCGCGAACTCGCGGAGCGCACCGCTGAGCGCGACCGCATGACAGGCCAGCGCAATGCGGCACTTGACGCTCGCGACATCACGCAGCGAACACTCGACGGCATCGACGGCGTGTTGTCTCAGCGCACCGCCGAGCGCGACGAGGCGCGGCGAGAGGTGTGTAGGTTAGACAAACACCTCCACTGGGAGCATGGAAACCTAGATCCATCCAAGTTTGGCGAGGAAGCGCTCGCCGCCGAGCGCGGCTGGGACTGCTTTGAGGAAGGAAACAAGACATGCTGAACTTTGCCGAATCCCTGCTTCGCGCAGGCGTGGCCGTCGTGCGACTCCCCGTCGCGGTCGTGGCCGACACCATCACGATGGGAGGTCACCTGACCGACCGCGACGAGCCGTACACGGCGAGCGCGGCGAAAGACCTCGTCAAGAACTTGGAAGACGCGGCATTGCCGCAAGATGAGGGGGAGCGATGAGCAACACACCGAGGACGGACGCGGCGAGAAAACACGCCTTCACGAATAGCGGAATGCGCTCAGAATCCGTGGTTCCTGTATCGCTGGCGTATGAACTTGAACGCGAACTCGCGCAGCGCACCGCCGAGCGCGACGCTCTCGCAGCCGACCTCGCGCAGCGCACCGCCGAGCGCGACGAGGCGCGCGCTCGACTCGCCGTCTCGATGGAAGCGCACCAAACCACGATCTTAGGACCCGTCGCCGTGCTGCTTCGAAATCTCACGCAGACCCGCGAGGCGGCGGGATGCAGAGACGGGGACAACCTCCGCGCGTTCGTCGGCAACATGAGAACCATGATCGACGCCGTTGAGGCGATGGGCTACGAGTGGCGCTGGACCAAGTCCATCGACGAGAACGGCGAGCAGGTCGGCGCGTGGGTCATGCGCGACGCCGCCGAGGCCGATGCCAACAACGAGCGATTCAGGAGGACCGATGGTGAATAGCCGACGAAAGGGCGCGACCGCCGAACTGGAGCTCGCGCGCGTGTTCACGGATGCAGGGGTGCCGTCGAGGCGCTCCGTCCAGTATTGCGGCCGGGCGGGCGACGCCGACCTCACCTGCGACGGGCTCGACCTTCACATCGAGGTCAAGCGCGTGGAGAAGTTCAGGCTCGCCGAGGCGATCGCGCAGGCGTCGCGCGATGCGAACGGCAAGCCGTGGGTGGTCGTTCACCGCGGCTCGCGGATGCCGTGGCTCGTCATCCAGACCTTCGACCAGTGGGCCGCCGACAGCGTCAGGTTCCGCGAGGCCAAGGCCGCGAACGCGAACGCGAAGGGGGACGGCCATGCAGCCGAAGCCGCAGGGTGACCGACGCTCCCCGCTCCTCGTCACCCGCGACGAGGCCGCGCGGCGGCTCGGGCTCGACCGCGTCTCGCGCAGGCCCGAGCGCGTGGTCCGAGAGATGGTCGCCCGCGGAGAACTCCGAGGGGTCGCCGTGGGCCGTTGGGTCATGGTCGAGGCCGAGAGCATTGATCGGTGGATCGCATCCCGCTAGGGTGACTGCATGGAGCCACCGAAACTAGAGCGGCGCGAGGACGGGTACTACCGCGTCCGATGGACAGACGGCGCAGGCAAGCGCCGCGAGCGGTCCTTCGGCGCCGACCGACGCGCCGCGCGGAACCGATACCTCGCGTGGGTCAACCAGTGGCGATCAGACCCGATGGTGCGTGACCCCGGCGACACGGGCCCGCTCACCGTCGCGCTCGCCGTCGAGCGCTACGAGGCGCACGCCGCGACCTACTACGCGGGCTCGCGCGAGGTGCTCAACATCCGCCACACGCTCCGCGCGCTCGTTGAGGTCGCGGGCGACACGCTCGCGAGCGAGATCGGGCCCGAGACGATCGACGCCTACCGCGAGCTTCAGGTCGCGCGCGACATCTCGTTGGGGGTCATCAACCAAAGGGTGCGCACGATCCGCCGCGCGTGGAAGTGGCTCGCGAGCAAGAGGCTCGTCTCGATCGAGTCGTGGCAGTGCCTCTGCGCGCTCGAGCCGCTGCGCCGCGGGCGATGCGCCGCCCGAGTCACTGAGCCCGTACGGCCCGTCGCCGACAGCGTCGTGGAGCGCACCTGCGACGCGCTGCCGCCGTCGATCGCAGCGATGGTCAGGCTTCAGCGGATCACGGGCATGAGGCCCGGCGAGGTCTGCGCGATGGAGTGGCGCGAGATCGACCGCAGCGGCGAGGTGTGGGTCTACGAGCCCCGCCACCACAAGACGGCGCACCACGGCCACCGCCGCCGCGTCATGCTTGGCCCGCGCGCGCAGGCGATCCTCGCGCCGCTCGTCGGCCTCGCGATCGGTGGGCGCGTGTTCTCGCCGAACCTCGCGATGGAGGAGCGCGACGAGGCCGCGCGCACCGCCTACGAGCCGCCCGAGGGCGCGCACGACTACAGAACCTGGCGTTGCTATCAGTCGCGCCTCGCAGCACGCCCGAGGCGATCCGACCGCGGCGACGAGTGGACCACCGTCTCGTTCGCGCAGGCGATCCGCAGGGCCGCTCAGGCGGCGGGCGAGCCGCACTGGAGCCCGAACCAGTTGAGGCACTCGGCGGCGACCGAGGCGAGGCGCGGCGGCGGGCTCGATGTCGCGCAGCTCCTCCTCGGGCACCGTCACGCCGAGGTCACCGAGGTCTATGCGGAGACGGACCTCGCGCGGCTTCGCGAGTGGGTGCGCCGGCACGGCTGACTGTCGCGGACTGTCGCAGTCTGTCGCGAACTACACCAACGCGATTGGGGCAAAACTGGGGGAAAAACGAGAGCGGCGCGCATAAACCTGCGCGCCGCAAAGCGGGAGACGGGATTCGAACCCGCGACATTCAGCTTGGGAAGCATCTGAAGGCCAGAATCGGACCTTGCCCGACTCTGACCGACATTGACGGACCTTCACCGCAAGTGACGCTCCGAGCGGGTGTTGCGACCGTTCCCGCGCAGAACGACGATGACGGACGCTGACCGAGATAACCCGACCTCGACGGATCGTGTGGGGGAAAATTGGGGCAAAATCGTCCGCGGCGAACCTCGTCGGCCATCGACTCGATGCGCTGGGCGTCCAAAGACTCGCCGCCGACCCCGCAAGCGACACGCTCCAGAGGCGAGGCCGCGTCCGCATCCTGTCCGCATTTTGTCCGCTTCGATGCGGACATCTGTCCGCTTTTCGTCCGCATTCTGTCCGCTTTGATTCGGACAGATGTCCAACGATGTCCGCACGCCGACGCGTGCGAGAGGTGGCCGGCACGGCGTCGACGGTGCCGCGAAACTCCGAGTTTCAGGCCGAACCGCGTTCTGAGCGTTCTAGAGGGGTTCGTGTCCGCTTTTCGTCCGCATCGTGTCCGCTTTTCGTCCGCATTGATTCGGACATCTGTCCGAAACGAGCGTGACCACAGAACAGGACAGGAGAGGACAGGACAGGAGGGATCATCCGAAGCAGGAATATTCCTAGTATTACTATAGTGGCGGAAATTCCGAATTTCGGAAACTCCGAATTTCCTGCGTTGAGCGCAGCGATGCCAGGGGGTCGAGCTCCGCACATTGTGCGTCGAGCTCCGCACATTGGCATCGTGAGCTCCGCACATTGTGCGCGCACGATCACATCGGTCGTGTGATTGTGCAGGTTGTGGCTTGCGTTCCCGGCTGGCCGTGAGATGATCCCCGAGTCGTCGGTCCGCGCGCCCCTGTGGCGCTGCGATGCCCGATGCACCAGAACATCCAGATAACTACCTGACGGCGTCCGCCGCTGCTGTCGCATGGCCGTCGATCGTGTCCCGAAGTCGCAGATCGGCGCGACTTCGCTGCATGATCGCGTACGATGCCGACATGATCGCGCACTATGCCGACATGA